TTTTAATTCCATATCTTTTTATGGGCGATATAAATTTCCAATACAATTTGTTTTTCATTTCACTCCAATCTAATTAATTAATCCCTTTTAATACTTAAAAGGGTTAATTAATTATGTCTTTTTATTTCGTGTTTTTTTATGAACGTATAAAAATCTTTTTCGGGTGTCCATACGCTAGAACTACCTTTAAATGTTTGTTTATCGTACATATTTATTATAACTTCTCTTTCTAAGCTCATAATAACCTTTCTGATACTCGTATAAGTATCCTACACACCCCCATTAACGAGGGTGTGCGAGATAATTACTAAGCTTTAGCTAGTGCTTTTTTCTTTTCCCAAGCTTTTTTACCTCTATCGGAACGGATTTTAGTCAATCCCTCAGGTGTAATGTGCTTGAGTGTAGCGTCTGCACCCAACAACTTCACTATATCTTGTGCGTCTGTGTAGTTTTTAGTCATAGGAGCAACAGTATTTTCGCCTGTTAACTCGNTTATGTCTGCTACCTGCACGGTGGATACAAAGTATTCTTTATTTTCATTGTCTTTGACAATGAAGTATCCCTTGATTGGCGTATTATCGTCCTTACGAACGTTATATACGGTTGTCGTATCTGTATTTATCAATTTGCTCATTTCTGAACTCCTTTTCGTATGTGTTATGTGTACTTTGACGCTCTCACATACAAGAGAACGTCAACCTACACACAGTAGGTGAGATATCGGATATCTACTTCATCGCTCCACCACAATGGGTTCATGCTTTGTTTTTTCAAGGGGTTGTATTTAATCCCCTTACTCCGTAAGGGGTTAAATACTAACCGTTCAGCGCCAAATCGTAGGAACATTCAAGCCCACAAGCCCAACGGGTGTCACCCCACGGGTTCATGTCCCATTCTGTCCAACCAATGTTAATCTTTTGATTAACAGAGTAGTCAATTTTGACTTCACAAACGGCACAATAAGTGTTTGGAACGTAGTCAAAAATATCGTCAAGTAATTCAGTCATATCGTCCTTTCTCTCATAGGGATTTAATCCCCCTACTAAAGTAGGGGGTTAAATACCCTAAAACTTCAACCCTTTCGGCACCAATGAACTACGTTCATAAGAAAAACCTACATCGTCTTGCCCCGAAAAGACTAATTCAATTTCGCCGTCTATTGCGTAAGGCATTATGAGTGACGTATTCCACACGTGACAGTCCTTAGTAGGACATACGTTTAGGTAGATTATGTCGGAAACGACTTCGCCGTCCCATAACTCTATAAAAGAGTTAAAAGCCAACGTAATGTTTTCGTAACCTGCGTCAACCATAGGGTTGTCACATGTACATCTGTAACCTGCGTCCCCAAGTATTTTTTTGTTCAGGATTTTTGTATCAATTTTCATTTCGGCTCCTCTCACTAGGACTAATGTATTTAATCCCCTTACTTTAGTAAGGGGTTAAATACTATTATCTCTCCCCCAAAACACAGCTCTGCCCTACTACATATTGTGGTTGTTGCCGATGACACTACACCTAGTGGTGCAACATCTAGTGCTACTGCACTAAGAGTTCATACATGTACATACGAAGTTAATATAGATACATACCCTGTCATTAATTCACATACCCCCTCATACACACACAGTCATTCTACGAATGACAACACGTATACGTTACCCCTGTGTAATCATGAACGTATTACTCTGTAATACGTCATGACGTACGTGGGTATGACCCACACATGTTAATGTGCCACCCCCCTGTATATATATGTAAGTAGAAAAAAATATACTAGTAAAACGTTGTAACTAAAAGGGGTTTTGGATATAGCGGGCTAATAAAAAAAGCAAGCTCTGATAGAAACTTTTAGCTAATCCTTGAGTATCTGGTTTGCGTTACTACGTTATCGTTTGACCGATTCCAGACTTTCAGTATCCCGATTACTACTTTACTTGTAACTAATTAATGGGTTTCTATGTTTGTAATTAATAGTATGTTACCATATAATTATCATTACACAAACATTTACAAAAAGCATAGGAATATATGTCTAAAAAGATATGTCACGCTACTAATTGTAGGAAACGTTTAACAGCCGGTAAATCAAAATATTGCTCTGCCCCTTGTCAACGTAAGCAATACATGAGGGAGTACAGACATAATAAGAAGCAGGATAAACCTATAAACAGTAAATACTCTGCATTGACCCCTATGAAGGGCAAATACTATAACGAGTACGTAGATAAAGGTTTAGCTGACCTAGTAATGAATGGTGAGCTAACTGCCACTAAAGCCGCCGAAACCCTTGGTTGCCCTATTGCAACTGTTTCTAAGATGAATGCTGCTTACCAGATTGATTTGCAGAACAAATTAGATGCAGAAGGTTGGTCTGTGCCACAGGAGGCAGAACAAGCATTAGAAAATTTTTCTACGTTTCGCAGCAAGTACTTTGCTACAGAGACAGGAGAGAAGTATGAAACTGCAGACTTCCATGAAAACTGGATTAACAAGATACTTAAGTCTATAGACGAAGGGGGGGAACTGTTAGTACTGTCTCCACCACGTCATGGTAAGACAGAACTCTTAATACACTTTGCTATATATCAAATATGTAGAAACTCTAACACTAGGATTATGTGGGTAGGTGGTAATGAGGACATAGCTAAGAACGCTGTATCTGCTGTACTTGACCAACTAGAAAGTAATGAACGATTACAAGAAGATTTCTGCGAACCCGGCAAATCATTTAAACCAGACAATAGGTCAGGTAAAATGTGGGCTAGCAATCAGTTTACTGTAGGTACAAGAACGGTTCCCGGCATTAAATCACCAACAATGGTTGCAGTTGGTAAAGGTGGTAAGATACTTTCTCGTGACTGTGACTTAATCATTGCAGATGACATTGAAGACCACCAAACTACAATGCAACCCGGTGCTAGAGAAAACACTAGACAATGGTGGACTACAACATTATCTTCCCGTAAAGAGGAACATACTGCTGTTGTCGTTATTGGTTCTAGGCAACACCCCGATGACTTGTATCATCACCTACTTAACAACGAAGCTTTTGAAAGCATAGTAGAAACAGCACATGATTTAACTTGTCAACTACCTGAAGCTAGTGATGAAGAACATACGGACTGTATGTTATGGAGTACTAAGCGTACACACAAATGGTTAATGTCGCGATTACGTGCAGCAGAAACTACAGGTGGTAAACAAATATTTGAGATGGTATATTTTAATCAGTCTTATGTAGAAGGCACACAAATATTTAGTCCTGATGCTATTGATGCTTGTAAAAGACAAGAATTAGTTGTAGGCAAAATACCTAAGCAGTTACAACTTGTTGCAGGTCTTGACCCTTCTAGTTCAGGATATCAAGCTGCATTCCTTTGGGGTATAGATACGTTTAATTCAGAATTGTATTGTATAGATATAGATAATCAAAAAGGTGGTGGTGTTAGAGCAGCAGCACAAATTATATCTGACTGGTATCACAAGTATGACTTAGCACATTGGATTGTAGAAGAAAACGGTTTTCAAACTGCTATACGTCAAGACGAAAACATTAAAGAGTTTGTATTACGTACAGGTATTTTATTACAAGGACACTTAACAGGTAAAAACAAACATGACCCACTATATGGTGTAGGTGCAATGTCAGAATTGTTTGACGCAAATAAAATACATTTACCCTATGGCAATTCAGAAAGTCAAGCTAAAATAGATAGTTACAAAAGACAATTAGTATACTTTGATGGTAAACCTGTTTCTAGCAGGAATAAACATAAGACAGATATTGTAATGTCTAGTTGGTTTCCAATGAAAGTATTTAGACGAGTACAGAAAGAACACTTAGCAGAAGTTGGAATGGAATACAAACCAAGTTTTACTGGTTATAATGTTACTGATATGAATGATGCACCATGGCAATAAATTTAGATAAAAAGTCTGCTCAAGAAATCATAGATGCTGCACAAGAATTAGTAGCAGGTGGTTCTTCTAGCAATAGACAAACTAACAAATATAGAATAAGAGCTATTTTAAATGGTGGTGCTGATGGTATTAAAGCATTACTAGGCAATCAAATGGATACTGCTGATTCAGATTTATTACCTGCACCTAACTTATTGCAGTCCGGTATTGACCGACTTGCACAAAAGATATCCGGTGTACCTAATATTCGTGTAGATTTAATGAACAATAACGATAGCGACCGTGCTAGAAAACGTGCTGATAAACTGGAAAGAATAGTTGCATCTTATGATGAGAAGCAAAGACTAAACTTACAGTTAGCACAAGCTGCTAGGTGGTTGCCGGGCTATGGTTATTGTGCATGGATTATTACACACAAACAAGATAAGAATGGTTTCTTGTATCCTACTGCAGAACTACGTGACCCCTATGACACATATCCGGGTAACTTTGGTCCAGACCAAAAACCACAAGAACTTGCAGTATTAAGAAGCGTACCTAGATGGAAACTTGCGCAAATATATCCTGAATATAAAAATGTAATTTTAAAACCTAATAAACCTAAAGGGTCTCCTAATACAAGTACATCTCTTATTGGATATACAGATTCAACACAAGATGGTGATTGGGAAGATAATACAGGTCAAGGTGTAAGTATAATTGAATACTATGACATAACTGGTACATACATTGTATATCCAGAAACACGTCAACTTTTTGATTACATACCTAACACATTAAGTACAACACCATTTGTATTTATGAAACGATTTAGTTTTGACGAACTTAAAGGTCAATACGACCACACAATAGGTTTAATGTCTATGATGGCAAAGATAAATATTATGTCTGCTATTGCAATGGAAGATAGTGTATTTACAGAAACAAACATTTCTGGTGAGTTAGAGAGTGGACAATACCGTAAAGGTAGATTTGCTGTTAACTATTTAGCTCCGGGTACACAAGTATCTAAACCTGCAAACAATATACCTTATCAATTATTTCAACAAGTAGATAGATTAGAGAGACAGCTTAGATTAGTTGGTGGTTATCCAGTAACTGATGATGCACAGTCTCCTGCTAGTGTCGCTACTGGTGCAGGTCTTGCAGAACTTAACTCCTCTATGTCATTAATGATTAATGAATATAGAGAGATTATAAAAGTTGGTATATCAGAAATGGATGCTAAAAGATTAGAACTAGATGAAGTACTTGCTGTAGAAACAGGTACACAAAGTAAACCTATGGCAGGTTATTTTAATGGAACATCTTTTTCAGAAAACTATAAACCACTTAGTGATATAGGTGGAGACCACAGAACAAGACGTATCTATGGTGTTATGGCAGGATTTGATGAGCCACAAAAAATAGTTACAGGTTTGCAATTAGTACAAGCAGGTATTATTGATACAGAAACTTTACAAGATAATATTGATGGTCTTGAAAATGTAGGCAAAGTACAAGAACGTATACGTAAAAATAAAGCTGAAAATGTTTTATTTGATAGTGTTCTTGCTAGGTCAGCAGAAGGAGACCCACAAGCCACAATGGCAGTTATAGCTATATATGAAAATCCCAACGCTATGACAGAAATACTAAAACAATTTTATACTCCAGAAGAACCACAGATGTCTCCAGAGCAAATGGCATTAATAGAACAACAACAAATGATGCAAGCTCCACAAGGACCACCGCCAGATATGGCTGCTGCTTTTGGATTAGCATAATGAACGAAGAATTTGTAGAAGCAGAGTTTTGGAGTATCGTAAATGAAGAATACGGAGATACACAAGTAGTATCTTTTGAAGAAGCTTTTGAAATAATAAACCCTTATCCGGGAATTTATGTTGTAATAATGGAGGAAAATGGCAAAGAAAAGAGGTAGAGGTGGCTACAGACAACCTAGGAACCCTGCTGCAGTAAGTGGTCCGGGTGCATTGTCACAAAGAACTGATGGTGGAGCAGGTAATAGTAAACAACCTATAAGAAGAATACCGGGTGTAGCTTATGGTGAACAAAAAGGTTTATCAGAACAACAAGCTGCAGCACCGTTACCTGTAGCACAACAAGGACAAATACCTGTAGGTAATACAACAGGAGTAACTCCAAATGTTTTTGCTGCAACTGAGTTCCCTAATCAACCAATTACAGAAGGCGCAATGTTAGGTGCAGGTTCACCTCCAATGCAAGCTATAGACGAAGATGCAAATATGTTACTTGCTGCAATGTATCAAGTGATGCCAAATTCAATTATATCGGAGTTAATAAACCAAGGTAGCGAATAGTGTTCTTCCCTGACCCAATATTTGAACAATCACAAGTAGCTAATAACGTTGCTAGAAATAAAAAGTTTAAAAACTTAAAAGAAAATCTTAACGATGTTGACCCACAAAGGTTAATTGCATTTACACAAAAGTATCCTAACGCACCACAAAGTTTGCTTATTGGTTTTACACAAGTAGGAGCAGACCCTAATTCAGCTGCAGTAGAAGAAGTAGTAGATAGATATTCTATATCACAATCTGAACAAGCAGCTAAACAATGGGAGTTAGCTTCTACAGATGGACAAGGCAATGCGTTAATGCCAGAACATCAAGACATGACATTAAATCTTGCAAGCGTATTTAAAGGTGATGCACAATTAGGTGTGTGGGCTTTACTAGGTTTTGAAAGCATGGGTGAAAAAGTAATTAAAATAAATCGTCAATTAAAGTATGTTGCTGATTTACACGCATACGACAGCATGATTGAAAGTGGTATGTTGCCAACAGAAGCACAAGAAAATTTAGCTATGTATGTAAGTAATACACAAATACCTGATATTGGTAAAGATAAAGGTACATGGGGTGAACTTAAAGAGTATGCAAAAATGTGGGGAGAAAGTTCTAAACTTGCAGGAGAAACTGCATTTAGTGCTGCATTTAGAGAAGCATGGAATGGCAACCCAGTTAACTTTGATAGAGATAGAAAATTTATATTTGAAAGTTTATTAGCTGAAGATGACATACGTTATCAACGATTACTTGATATGGGCTTAAGTGAATCAGAAGCTAGAAAATTATATTACGACAATGTAGGTACACCTATAAAAGCAAATGAAGCATTAGGTATGCAAGAGTATACAAGTTTATCGGACCCAAATAGAATACAATTTTTTGAAGGAAGAAAATCTAATTATGCACCGGGTAATAACATTAACGATATGTTTAGTATTTCTAATTGGTGGAGACAAAAACAAGGATTAGATACTGGTGTATTACAACCTTACTCACCGGGTAGACAAGTTACATATAATATAACTCCTAGTGGAACTACAGCAGCAAATACTTTGTCAGGAATTATTGATGGAGGAATTAGATTACTTGCAGATATACCTTTGTCTAAAGGAATAACTACTATTAATAAATTAAAACAAGCTCCTATTACTGTAGATAAATTACTTGATTCACAAAAAGCTGCAAAAGTAGATAATTATTTAAACACTTTTAATAAAAATATTAATGAGTTAGAAGATTACGTTGACCCGTTTTCTGATAAAAAACCTTTAATAAGTGGTAAGAATGGTCAGCTAATAAGAAAGTTTAAAGGTGACGAAGGTAGGGAATACGCTGCAGGTAGAAAACTTTATAAACAAGCAGGTGTTATTAGTGGTACTAGAAAATCTTTATTTAGAAATACAACACAAGATTTAATGAACTCTCCATTTGGTAGAAAAATGACTAGAGCTTTAACAGAAGAAGATAATGTAGCTAAATTAATGATGACTCCGGGTCTTCATAATTTAGAACATACAGTAGTTAAACAAATAGCTGACGCAACAGATTACTTAGAAGTTAGACAAATACTAGACAATTTATTTGACACAGGTGTAATTAATCAATTACCGGGTAAACAATCAGGATTAACTAATGCAGTATTAAGAACATCAGCATTAAAAGGTAAAGAATTATTAGATAGTACTAATCCTATTAAACAAACAGTTGGTAAAGGTTTAAGTGCTATAGGAAAAGAAGACGCTGCTTTTTTAAGTGCAAGCTCTGGAATTGTGAGTGCAGGTAAAAAAACAGCTAATATTATAGGACGTAATTTATATGGTAGACAAGCTAAAAGTCCTGATGCGTTTAGTGAGCTTATGGGCTTTAGTGCAAATATTCGTTCAGGTAACAAACCATATATGAACAAAATATTAAGTGTTACTCCAGAAGAAGGATTGTCATTTGTAAATAGAGATAGTGCTGTACGTAATCTTATATCACATATGCAAGTTACAGGATATAGTTATGATGCTATGAAACCTATAGTTGATGAGTTAATAGCTATACCAGAAGGTAATTTTGAAGCTATACAAAACTTTGCATATCAACAAATATTAAGAGATGAATTTATTATGCAACAAACTGGTGAAAATTTTGCAACACAAAGAATTGCTAAAAAAATATTTGAAAGTAATGCAGACATTAGAAAGTATTTTATTGATAATTTAACTGGTGAGAATATGCCATTTGTTGGAGATGTAATGGAAACTATTGTACAACGTGGTCCAGATGGTGAAGAAATAAATATGGTTGTACCATCGTTACATTTATTAGCAGAAGCATCAGAATTAATGGCACCATTAGTAGATTACAGATTAATTAACAGAGCATTAGGTAAAGTGTTTACAACTTACGGAAATGATTTTGAAAGTGGTTTGTTATCTAACCTTACTCATACAGGTAAAAATATGTTAAAAGCATTTAAAGGTGGCGAAGACTTTACAGGAATTATTCCAAGTAAAAATTTAACAGATGATGCTTATACTTTGACATTAGATTATATGACAAGAAATGTATTTAAACCATTAGTACTTCTTAGAGGTGCTTGGTTTGTTCGTGTATTTATGGAAGAAAGTATGAGAATGGCTGCTGCAGGACTTGACAATATGTTTATACATCCTGCTAGTCACATGATATGGGCTAGGTCACATGGTCAAGCAGGTAGATTATCTAAGAAATTTTTAGGAGAAAGTGCCGGTGGTATTGACAGCGCAAAGATTAGAGAAACTCTTGAATATAAAGAAGTTACTAATAGTGCTTGGTCAGCAGGTGCATTGAAAGGTAGACCTACTAGAGGTTCTAGTATGGGTAGAGATTTTATAGAAGTTAGACCGGGTGAAAAAGGATACGATAAAGCTATTGGTACAGAATTAATACAATTACGTAATGACCCTATAGCTAGATACTTAGCTGCTAATGGATTTAATGACGCATCTAAAGCATGGTTTAGAAGTGCAGAAGCATTACCACTTAGAAAAGAATTAGCAAGATTAGGTGGTAACAGAATGGAAAGCATTGTTACTAATGCACGTGATGCAGATGCTTATTTAGCTTCTGTAGAAGCAAGAATAAGAATTAAAACTGGTGAACAATTAGTTGAAGGTACAAACTATATTGCCGGAGATAAATACAG